GGCGATAAGCGGAAGCGCGAGACCCGGGTTGCGGCAGAACCAGAACTGGAGCGGCACGTAAAGCGTGGTCTCCGGAAGCGAGCAGCGCGGCACGCACGTGTTGCACGGGGCGCCAGTGTTGCAAGGGATGTTGACAGTCGAGAACGATGGATCCGTCAAGTAAGTGAGCTGCGTGGTCTGCCCGATCATCTTGTTGTAGCCGCGCTCCTGTTCGGCGGTCATCGTAAGCTGGTTCCACAAGTGCATGAACTGTCCGTATTGGCGGTCAATGCGCTGCCCTCCAATCTCAACCTCCACGTAATCAATCATGTTGATACCCGGATTATCGATCCAGCGGGCAAAGACGGCGTCACGAGCCGAGCCCTGCGCCGTGTATGGGTCGCAGGCGTTGATCTGCGGGAGCACCACCTGAAGGTAGGTGCGGTAGGCAAGATCACCATTGCGCGAGATGGTGCCTGCGGTAGGTTACTTTCCAGAATGTTATCTGCGGATTCCCAGTCAGGTAAACGTCCTGGGCTCCGTAAGCGACAAGTTGCATTAATCCTCCTCCCATAGTGTTATAATATTGCTAAAGAAAAAAATTTTACGATACACTCCCCTATTTAACTATTATTAATAATCTTATTTAAATCGATATTCTCCTTCATGAATCGTTTGAGATATGAGTCTAAATAAACCTCTTTCTTACCTTCATGGTTTTTACTAAAAATATAACAATTCGTTTTTTTTTTGATTGTCCATCCATTTTCTAATGCATTAAATAAAAATGCCATTTTTTGCAATTGTACCATATTAATATTCAAATCGGAAGATTTAATAGCAATATCCATCTAAATTATTGAGAGAAAAGTGATCAAAAATATAAACCTATTATTATTATAAGTTATTGCTTAATTAAATAATTAAAAAAATATATTTAATTATAACTATGCCGAATTTTAAGCCAAAGGCTAATAAAAAATTCAAAATGAATAAAAAAACAGCGACATTAGATAGTAAGCATAATGAAAAGATGCTTGAATTTGATAAAATAGAAAATAAATTAATACCTACGTGGAAAGAGGAGAGGAAAAAATTAAAATTGGCAAAAGAGAAAGTGGAAAATATAGTCGATAAATTAAAGTTGGAAGATGCAATACAAGATTTGACTAAAAAAATTAGGAAAAATAGAAAATTAAGAAAATCTTATTTATTGCAAAATTCTCAATATATTTTTGATTATTTTGAAAAAAAAAAAGAAGTGTCAGCGGGAAATAGTAAAAAAAAAATATTGCACGCTTTTTTTGATAAAAATGAAAAAAAATCTCTTAGAAAGAAGCAAGATGGAACCGATATTCAAAAATATTTTGAGGCAGTAGATGAGAAGACGATAAACATAGAGAATTATTTATTATATCATGATGTATGTAAATGTGGTGGGGAGTTAGTTCCGGTTGATTATGAAGGAATATTGGTATGTAAACAATGTTATAACCAAACGCCTTATCTTATTGAACATGAAAAACCTTCCTATAAGGAGCCACCGAAAGAGGTTTGTTTTTATGCATATAAGCGTATAAATCATTTCAGAGAAATATTGGCTCAATTTCAAGCAAAGGAAACCACTCAAATTCCTGAGGAAGTACTAAATAATATCAAAGCACAAATTAAAAAGGAAAGAATACAACTCTCGCAAATTACAAATAGTAAGGCTAAAGATATTTTGAAAAAGTTAGGATACAATAAATACTATGAGCATATACCATTTATAAAAGATAAATTAGGTATTAAACCTCCTGTAATGAGTCAACATTTGGAAGATGTATTGTGCAATTTATTCATGGAAATTCAGCGTCCATATGCTGCCCATTGTCCAGATGATAGAGTTAACTTTTTGAATTATTATTATGTATTATATAAAATGTGTGAGCTATTGGGTGAGTTGAAATTTTTACCTTATTTTCCAATGTTAAAAGATCCCGTAAAAAGGATTGAGCAGGACGAAATATGGAAGAAAATATGTAAAGAATTAAGTTGGGAATTTATATCTACAATATGATAAATAAGGTTGCTATCATATTACAGTAAAATAGTTATTTAGCGGCGCGGGAAGCCAACAAGGTTGCCGCCGATGCCGAAGCCGGCGCCCGAGCGGGCAGCGACAGACATGCTTGGCACGTATGTGTCGAGGATGCTGAAGGTAGCAGCAGCCGTGAGTGCAATGAGAAGCACCTCATCAAGATTGAGGGCGCGTTTCGGGATCGCGTACGCGGCGACAGCAACCATGAATCCTTCGATCAAATACTTAATGGCACGCTTTACGAGTTCACCTTGATTTCCTGAAGCATTATAAATAATAAGAAGAAAAAAATATATTATATAATTTCTAAACTTAAAATGAAATTATATAGTTGTGTATATATGGCTAAAGGATTCGAGAGAAAATTGAATAACAATGGATCTAAAAATCCTAAATATGTTGATCTATTGGAAGAGGATCGTCCAATTTCGGGACAAAAGTTTGTCTGTGTATCTTTTGTTTCCCCTGAAAATATTCTAAAGCAGAAGTCGCACTATTTTTTTGAGGAATTCCTAAAACATTTTGATTTTACTAAATCTGTAGAAAAATTTACGCAGTTTTTGAATTTCATTGCATATAAGCATCATTTGAATTTTGACAAAGTAATGGAGGATTATAAGGAATTCATGAAAAGCGAAAAAGGTAAATTAAAATGTGACGCAATTTCAGATGATTACAAAACATTTTTGGATGCTAAAGAGGAGGGGTTGGAAAAGCAATTTAATATCGCTCATGACTTTCAAACTTCCACCCGTGGGTTGAAGATAAGGGGGACATATTCTACACAAGAAGAGGCTGAATTGAGAGCAAAAATGCTCAGAGAAGTAGATGCTAACCACAATGTATATGTGGGACCGGTGGGTATGTGGATGCCATGGGAGCCCGAAGCCTACAAAACCGGACGCGTCGAATATCTCGAGGAGGAGCTAAACCAATTGATGAAAGAGAAAGATAATAATGATCGCCGCGCCAAGGATGAATTCGAGAGACGGGTAAAAGATACGAAACAGCGTGCAATTGAGGAAAATAAGAAATTGGCTAAAGAAACGGGTAATAAGTTAACTCAAAATATTACAAAGGATGGAGAATTGGTGGGCATCGAGGGAATGAATACCATAGAATCATCTCTCGGACAACAAGGGGAAAATCTCAGTGCCGCTGATATTCGCAAGGAGTTGTTTACTGGGGAAAATATTCGCGTTAAGGGCGGCGAAACAGCTGCCGATGAATTTAAAAATCGTGATAAGAAATGGAGTGCAGCGACGACAATACAAAAAGCTTTTCGGGATAAAAAAACGGAAAATTGATTAATTTTTTAGGATAAAAATAAATATATAGTTACAATATGTCTAAAGCTTTGCACGATAACCCTCCAACTATAAAAAAAAAGAAGGTTGTGAAACGATGCTCCTTTGAAACATGCAAACGCAAATTAAAATTAACGGATATGGTGTGTAGATGTAAAAACCGATATTGTCAAAAGCATCGTCTTCCCGAAAGTCATATTTGTGAATTTAATTTTAAGAATGAGACGACAGAAGCATTCATGAAACGGGTTGGGCTTGGAGGTGGTGAACCTTGTAAAATGGAAGTAATATAAAGTCTATTATTATACATATATAATAATGGACGAGAGCTTAGATGTGGAAGATTTTTTTAAACATTGTACTTTTCCTGAATCTTTTTGGCATACAAATAATTCAATATTCGACGTAAATATACATTACAAAGAAGAATTTGTTGGAATGGTTTCATTTTCGAAAAACAATACGCGCTGGTGGGAACAAGCGAATAAAGATAATGTATGGGCGCGGTGGACACCTACATTTAAGGATCCCGAAGAGTTATTATTGTATAAAATGAAACAAAGAAAGATACTTATCCATAAATTTATGGAGACTGCGAAAAAAATTAAAGAATGCAATGAACTTAAATGATTGTATGGGGTATAGTATATTATGTATAATCCTAAAAGAGTTCACAAAGAGATCATCAAGACTGCACATAAAAATCAATTATTGCAGCAGCAGCAAAATGAGCCAGAGATATCGTGGTGGAAACGAATTCTTCATTTTATAAGTTTCCAATGGGTATTCCCCCCTTTTGGATAATCACCATTTACTTTTTTTAACATTAATTTTTGGTCCTTTCTTCACAGCATTGGGATCATATACTTGATCTTCATCATCAGAAACAATATCTTCGGAAAGTTGCCAAAATTCCTTGGAACCTAATTTAAAATCATTATGTGGTTCTGCTTTATACCAAAATATTTGATCCTCTAATTTATTAGAACGCGCATTGTTACTTATCACGAGACATTCATAATTTTCTGTACATTGATCCATAACTTGGCAAAATGACTCAAAGGTAGGAAACATACCCGCATAATTTTCATAAATCCTCTTGCGATTTGTAATATAAGGTTCCCGTAAAATAAAGGTATAATCAATATTGGTGCGCAGATTGGGCGGGACACCCAGAGGGTACTGCATTGTAATTATTGTCATTATTTTCCAATGACGTCCATTCATAAATAATAATCTCATCATTTTATCTCTCGCCCAACTATTATCCCAGAGACAATCATCCAAAATAACAAAAGCCCTCCCATCAATGTTGGAGCGACCATACGATTCCTTCTCTTTTTTAACTTGCTTCAATACCATCTTCTGACGTTTTAATACATTTTCAATAATGGCAGTATTATATTCATCATGAATAAATAATTTTGGAACATGGTGGGCATAAAAGCCATTTCCAGATTCCGTCCCAGAGATAACGGTTCCAATAGGAATATCCTGATGATAATAAAGGAGATCTCTTACCAAAAAACTCTTTCCCGTATCACGCCTCCCAATAAATACAACAACTGGACCATTGTTTTCATTTGGCTTGAATGAAATATTTTTCATATCAAATTTTTTCAATTCAAGATTCATTACTTTGATTTAAGAATATAAAAGGGTTGTAAATACGCAATAATTAAATATATTTTTGTTTAACCTATATTATTGAATGTTTTCCATAAATTATACTAAAAATAAAAATGCACACACTTTAGCTACTTTAGATGATATTTCTAAAATTCAGAATTTTGTACCATTATACAATGAATTTTTTGCATTAAATGCAACCAATTTCAATAGTATAAATCTAAATCACAAGTGGCATATAACAGAGTTTGTCCAAAAGAATGGCGAGAACAAATACATTTGTACGATTAAAAATGATGATCAGGAAAAAAAAGTTCCGTCTTTTTTTAAATTTTCACCATTGTTGGATCCTATAAAATTTTTGGTTGGAAAATATAAGAAAAAAACGGTCGATATTCTACCTTCTTTAGAAAAAAACGATTGTATTTCTAAACTAAATAGATCAAATAATGCAGCTTATATTGATAGTTTTTTTTATTTTTTAAGCAGTAAAGCTATTCATACGCACGGCTTTTACCACGGAATAGATTTTTATGGATCTTTTTTAGCAATCAAGGATAATTTTCACTATAATATCGCCGACGACATAGATTATTTATGTGAATCAGATTTTTTTCATAAAAACAAAGGGGGAAAATTTAGTATTGACAGCGCTTATGAAGAGCTTTTTTCCAGTTTTAATACGCGAAATTACAAACGCCGGCTAAAATTAGGCGATAGCTTAAAAGTAAATGTTGATGATACATCACCGCTCGATCAAGAATTGTTAAACGAAGTATTTATAGCTGATGATCCTTCTAAAAATAATATAAGGCATCAGACAACTGCATCCACGAATAGTTCAATGTGTTCTTCAAGGTCCTCTCATACATCTAACGAATCAGATGGAGAAGAAGAAGAAGAAGAAGAATCCGACCAAGACACAGAAAGTCAAAGCTCGGGGTCGGCTGAGTCATTATCCACGATGGGTGAAGATATTATTGAGGCTATTTTAAAGAAATTTCCAGTTCAAATAATTTGTTTAGAAGCACTTGATGGAACTCTCGACAGCATTTTAGAGGACTTGGATAACGAAGCATGGAGATCTTGCCTATTTCAAATTGTCATGAGTCTTGTAATCTATCGCAAAATGTTCGATTTGACACATAATGATCTCCACACCAATAATATTATGTACAAAAAAACCGATAAAACCTTTCTCTGTTATCGTTATAAGGGCAACTTTTATAAAGTCCCCACCTTCGGTCGCATCTACAAGATTATCGATTTTGGGCGCGCCATCTATAAATACAAAGGAAAGCGCATTTGCAGCGATAGCTTTCACCCAAAAGGAGATGCTGCGACTCAATATAATTGTGCTCCATATTTGAATGAAAATAAACCTCGATTAGAACCTAATCCCAGTTTTGACTTATGTCGTTTGGGATGTTCCCTCTATGATTTCTTTGATCCCACTGAAGAAAACCGTGAAGAAGAATTAACCGATCCCATAACGAAATTAGTTGATAATTGGTGCAAGGACGACACAGGTCGCAATATACTATATAAATCAAATGGTGATGAGAGATATCCAGAATTTAAATTGTATAAAATGATTGTGCGCACTGTCCATCATTGCCCTCCCGAAAAAGAAATAGAAAATCCCATCTTTCGAAAATTTATCACATCGGTTATAAATAATAACTATTTAACGTCGTTTTTTCCGCTTGGTTTTGCGTTTCCGCTTTTTGCGGCGCTGTTTTCTTTTTGTTTGTTTGCGCTTCTTTTTCTTGTATTTTCGGCGCCGAGTATGCTTTTTCTTGCGTTTTCGGCGTCGTGTGCGTTTGCCGCCGGCGGCGGCGACGGCGGCGGCGGGCGCGAACGCTACCCGCCCTCTTGGAATCGCGGCAACTGATGCCCAGCGGGCGGGCTTCAAGCCTGGGAAAACACGTCCCCGTTGCGATCCTTTGTCGCGGGCGGCGAACTCCTCCTCCTCTTTGCCCACGGCAGCCGCTACTGCGTCACCTGCGGCTGCCGGTGGCGCCAATTCTACAGGAGTTGTGAGTTTATTCCATTCCGACCACACGTCATCAAGTGCTTTTTTGGTCTGGTCTTGCATCTCCTTGACCCACACTTTTGCGCTTTCCACGTTATTGAGCTTGTTTGTGTCGGTGGCATCGTCCCCCCAAACTTCATTATATTGATGTGCTATATGATTATAAATAATGCCGCCCTCCTCCTCCCGGGGAGCCCCACCGGCATCCCCACCATCTACCACGGCGCCGTCGTCATCATCTTTTGCTGCAGCTTCGCTGGCTTTAACAGTTTCAAATTGTATTTTCTCGCAGTAATCCATTGCTTTCCCCACGAGTTTTGGATCGAAGTTTACCGATGATGCGTATCCGTATCCCCCATCTCGAAGCGGTATTAAAATACCTTTTTCTTGCGGATACGTGGCGGCATCTGGCGATACTGATGGAGGTGGTCCTGTGTAAGTAGCTACCAAATATAAAGCGACAAATGTTTTTATTTTACAATCGTACTCAAGAAACTGGTTTCCGTTCGCACCCCCGGTTTGCTTGCGTTTCCTTTTCACACGGCGACCGCCGCTCTGCGTCCACGCGAGTATATCGTTCTGCCGCGGCGGAGGCGCTTCAGCAGCGGCTTTAGTCTCAATTTCTTTGAGCCCCTCGTGCAAAGATCCTTGGGTGCGATCCTCCGGTAACCTCTTCGAAATAAAGTCTATTAGTCCTCCACGAGAACCCGCCCCTTTAATCCAACGTGATGCGGGTGGCGGCTCCCTCGTCGTGGGCCTCTTCAGCAATGCATTGGAAAATTTTTTGCTGGCTGCAACCCAAAATGCATGGAGAACATCAACAATAGCATTTAAAAAATCCTTTGACCGGACGTTGTTGTCGGGCAGCAGCTGGAGGGCTTCTAAAATAGATAAGAGAATTGTTCTTCCCGTTAATATTTCGGACAAACTTAACAAGGCGTTTTCTTTTATCTGCCGGGCGGCTTTGGCGAAGGATTTAGCTTTATTGGACCCTTCCACCAATCCCTCCCCCGCCCTCACTATCTTTTTTTGTTTATTTTCAACGAACCGCTCCGCGTGTGGACCCTTTAATGAAATGTGTGAGAAGTCAGCTCGCGCAGCACGGTTAGCAATACCCTTTTTAGCAGCGTTATATTTTTCAATATTGTTTCGATAAGTTATTTCTGCACCATAATGCTTTTGTACATCATTGACAAGTTCATTAGTTATTTTACCCACGAATGGGCGATGTTCTAATATAGCTTCGGTGGCGTCGCGGCGGTTTTTCCGCGAATCGATGTGAGCGCGGATTTGTGAATGTAATCTGCGTGCTAGTGAAAATTGTTGTATTCCAGGAACATAAATCATCAACCCCAAAAGTATCTTATATGCTTCTGAAAGGGAACCGACGCTAGCAGTGGTTTGATGATGGTATTTGTCACCACCTTTTATCCACTTCCTTATTTCTTTATTCGCGTCGGTGATCCGGTCATGTATGTTTTCCATCACTGCATTAATATCGGTAAGCTCTTTCAGCACATTCGCGTCTGGTTCATCGGGTCGCGGACCCTTTAATGTTTCCGCGATCCGTGCTACCAAACCTTTGTATTGCGTTTCAGGGGTGTCTAATTCCGATCTATAAGCGATAAATGCGCGCCCGGGGTTATGTTTTTCTCTTTCTTTTTTTGCCCACGAAAATATTACAGCCGGCACTCTATAATATAGGGCAGCCAATAGGGCTAATCGATCAAATGTGACAAAAACATTGACATAGG